AGCTGTACTCGTCGGGCGTGTTGTCGCGGATAATCGCAGCGAGGAGCTTGAACTCCTGCTTCATGGCGTAGTACACACGCGCCTGCACGGCAGTCATGACCTTGAGAACACGCTCCAACACGGCGAGTGTGGTACCCACCGGAGCCTGCGAGGACATGTCGCTGATCTTGAGATCAGAAACAGCCGCAAAACGACGGCCTTCCTCGACCACACGGTCCATCAACTGCGCGAGAGTCTGACTTGGTTCCTTGTACGGAAGAGGTAGAATGTTGTCGCGGATTGCGCCTGACGGAATATCTACGTCTCGGAATTCTCCCGGAGCAATGGGAGTATCGTCTCCCTTAATGCGGAGTCCTCTAGATTTGAGACCTCCCGGTAAGTTAGACAGGGTTCCTGCGTCAATGAGTTGACGAAGGAGTGAGGTGGCAGCCTTACTGTGTCCCCCGATGAGGTGGATGAGACCGAAGTAGTAAAATCCAAATCCCGGTATGTACCCATAGTGAACAAAATGTTGTCGCCGCGCTTTGAGCTTGTCATCTTCCCTCCAGTTACGCCGAATGGCGAGAACTGTACCGGTGCCTTTTTCGATGGTTACTACGTATGGAAGTGCTATCCCAGTCTCACTGTTGTCTTCGTCAACGTCCGGATACCCCGGCAAGTCGATGTTAACGTGCATCTCAAGAAGCTGGAACCGGTCGTCCATACTTGCTGAGAAACCCTGATCCTCTGCCTTCTGCTTCTCTACCTCGTCCATGACGCGCATGGGTTCGCCCAAGTCTACGTCACGATAGAACCCCGCATACTGAAGCTTGCGAAGTTCATTCTTCGTTTTCCGCATCCGGTGTGTTACACGGTCTGCAGTCTCAAGATTAGCCGCGCCGTACGGGACGATAATGTCTTCAGCCGGGATATACACCGCTGTCTGACGATCCATCGAGGGGTCAAAGTAGACCTTTTTAAAGGCGTTACCTGCCAAGGCCAATGAGAGTAGTAGACGCTCATGCTCCGGGCGATATTCCTTCATCACCTCGGTAAGCTGGTAATTCATGTCATCCGCAACACGGATTGCGGAGTCACGCTTCTCTTGGGTTTCTTTGCCGATGATCTTGGTCTTCACCGGCCCCATCGCCGGAAAGGTTTCCATAATCGTTTCAGATTGGAACTTGACCGCTGACTCCATCAAGAGTGGGTGGAATACACCACATGCACCCGGCCACGGCTCCGTTCTCTCTTCGTACCGGATACCGAGGATCTTCAAACCTTTTATATAGGTGTCGAGCCAGTCCTTTCTGGAGGCCAAGTCTTGCTCGTAATTTCCGATCAACTCAGAGGCGAGGCTCTGTAGTTCACCTTCAGAAATAAAATCCGCAAGATTGGCGTCAAAGTCTTCGGCACGAGGCTCGGCCTTGGTCATCTCAATAACCATGCCATCAATACCGATGGCTACGCTCTCCGGGTCCTCAATCATGATCTCAAGCGGCGCTTCTTCAGCGGCGAGTGCTTCAAGACCCATCGGAGCCTGCATTAAACTTTTATCGACGGCCATCTAAATTCTCCTAGTAATAGCCTTCGCTCTTACGCTTGAAGTACCGCGTCGGTTCGGGCTCATCGCTAGCCAAACGCAAAAACCCACCCTGCCGGTAACGTAGCAGGGCTTGAGTCATGGAGTCTACCAAGTCATCGTGCTCGCCTGATGGGAAACTTGCCACTTCCTCAACCAACTCTTCGGCCCAGTGAGTATTAGGTACCCATACCCGACCCGAGGCAAATATGTCTGCCACGGAGTTTAAACGGGCAATCTTGTCGTTTCCTCGGGAGGGAGTGTACTCCTGTACTGGTATACCCATGGCACGAAGCTCAAATATGAGGGGACTACCGGCGGCTTTGGCTTCGACAATCAAACTGTCCGGGTTCCAGAATTTATGCTCTTCAAACGCCCGTTCCTTGAGTTCTGGGAACTCCATGCGCTCCTTAAACGCGTTAAGGAGGATGATATTGGACTGATTTTTCCCGGTGTCGTCCGGGTGCTCGAAGATTCCCCACGTAGTACAGGCCGAATAGTCCGCTCGCTCTGACTTTAGGAACGCGGTATCCCAAGACTGGATCAAATAACTGCAAAATGGGGGATTGTCCTTCTCCCAAACCCTCCACCACTCGCGTTTAATGATGGCCGATACGTCAGAAGTGGGTTCTTGCTGGTACTGAGCCATCCACTTGCCGTTCGGAAGCTCTTGGCGCAGGGCTTCAAGCTCTTGGATGCTCCAAAACTCGGGCCAAAGTGCGTTTCCAGAGGGCAAAATGGCCGGAAATTCGATCACTTCCCACTCTTCACCGCTGCGCTGGGCCGCAGCCTTCAAAACTTGGCCTGTTAGGTCCTTTTTAGACCACCGAGTCATGACTACGACGATGGCACCACCCGGCTGGAGACGCTGCCGAGGCCCTGATGTGTACCATTCGTAGGTTTTATCGTAGATATCCGAGTTAGTTTCGGCCAACGTGGCCTCTTGCTCGGAGTGCGGGTCGTCGATAATCAGCAAATCTGCGCCTTTACCAGTCACGGCACCGCCAATACCGATAGCAAAGTACTCGCCCGCGTAGTTTGTGGCCCATCTACCGGCTGCTTTTGAGTCTGCTTGCAGGGCTACCTGCGGAAATATGTCTTTATACCGGTCGGAGTCAACCAAATTACGTACTTTTCGGCCAAATCCCACCGCAAGTTCCGCTGTGTGAGAAGTCTGGATGATCTTTTTGTCGGGAAATCTACCTAAAAACCAACTCGGAAGCAGGTACGAGGCGAATTCCGACTTCGTGTGACGAGGTGGCATATTGATAATCAGGCGTTTGCACTTGCCTTCAGCCACCTTTTCGAAAGCCCGCGCCATTTTCTCGTGGTGCCGACCGTGAATAAAGCTAGGCCACACGTATTTAACGTAGGCCATAAAGTCGTTTTTGGCTTTTTCTTGCGTCCCGACCTTTCTCGCTTCCGCGAGGAGTTGCCCCACCTTTTGCTGTAGTTCAGGGGGCATCGAAGGGAGCTTAGTTTCTAGGTCACGCAGCAGTTTCGGGTCCACTATCCGTACCTAGTTCGGTATCCAGATCGATCTCGGCAAGACTGACAGGTTTTTGCTCGGTAACGTCGGTGTAGTCACCTTCGTATAATTCCAGCGTTTTTCGCAGTTCTGTCTCAATATCTTTAACCGTGCGGTGCGTTACGGTCACGTCAATACGCTCAGAGAAGAGCCCGACTCCGTTGATTTTGCCCAGCATTTCTAGGGCTTTTAGACGCACCTTTGGATCTTCATCCTTTGTCTCAAGGATGAATTTATTCGTTACGAAACTACGTAGCCGACGGTGTACGTCGAGTACCTCCCGGTCATATTCCGAAAGGATGGCATTCACGTGTTTGACGGATGCCGGAGTCAGATTCTTGGGTGCTGGGAATTCTTCTTCCAACATAATTCCATGAGACTGGATACGGTCATCCTGAGTGACCTCGACTTCCAATCCGTTCTTCTCCAATTCCTCGACCGTATTTAGTAACGCTTCGGCCTTTGCACGGAAGTTGTGTAGTTCTTCCGGCGTGGTGTCGAAAGGAAATGGTATGCCCAGTTCTGGCGTTACTACTAACGGCATTGGTCTGAGTATACGAACAATCTTAGGAAATACAAATATGGTGTGGGGGGCTGTATGGGACCCAAACGAGTGACGGGGGGTGTTGCTATATGAAGGGGGTGGGGTACGTATCCAGATGTTTATGGAAGTGCTTTGCTACCGGGAAAAAATAAAATGAAGAATCGAACGAGCAGATTACAGAGTACACAGACGCGCGCGGGACTCCAAACGCCATTGGGTGGGTCGGGTACGGGTGGGGTCGGTCGCCGCCCGATTTATAAACACGTGTTTATACTTAGCAATCTGCGAATTGTTGACATTCTGCCCATATTGTGAGACTATATATACACGGTGAGGCAACGGGCTCCACCGACAACACGGAGTAACCAGACAATGATCGATTCAATCGTGAAGAAAGAGGTGACCGAGGCTATTCGCGGCGAACTCGCCACCGGCAAGAAGTGGGTCAAGGCAGGGCAGACTGTCGCGGCAGCATATACCGGCCCCGAGGCGCTTGACGCTATCCGCGCGGATTTTCTGGAGCAGGTTATCTATCCCGCGTTAGGCGATGACGCGGTGCGGATTCTCGCCGCCGAAATTCCCCGCAAGGGCTCGACCGAATGGAATGGTGCGAGTGCCGAACGTCAAGCGGCATGGACTGCCGCGAACGATGCCAAAAAGACTGTGCGGGGCAAGGGCTCCGTCATGTACGGACGCGTGGTCAAGTATGCATGGCCGACCGATGCCGACAAGGGCCCGACCGCTCCGCGCGATCTGAAGACGCGGATGAACGAAGAACTCGCCGCACTTATCAAGGCATGCCAGAAGGCAGAGGGCGCTCCGTTCGATATCGGGATGGTCGTGGGTCACCTCGAAGCCGCCCTCAAGTACGTGAACAAGTGAGTGACGAACCCCTCGCCTTGCGGCGAGGGGTATTTTTTTGCGCCGAACTATCATGCCTGTAGCCG